TTTAAACTTGTTAGGCTGACCTATGATCTTCGTCTTGACCGGTCCCTTGGCCGGGAAGGTCTCCATGATCGTCTCGGACTGGAATCTGATCGCGGCCTCTGAAAGCAAAGTGGAGAAGATTCCACAGGCTCCGTTCCAGGGTTCGGTTCTTTCTTCATATTTGATTCCCAAGACCTCCAGACCTTTAACCAACATGTCGGCCCAGTCTTTTCTGGAGTTCTCATCATTCTCTACGTCTGAAGTTAACTCAGATCCGAACTGAGTTAACTCTGACTCATTCATAAACTCGGCTAGGTTGGCATCAAAGTCCGTCTCACCAAGCTCGCGGGGTTCAATATCAATCTCTACCCCATCCATCTTGATGGACATTGACTCCGGATCAACAACTTCAATCTCAATTGCCTCGGCTGGTTCTTCGTCGATCCCGACTGGGGCTTGGTATAGAGCCTTCTCAATAGCCATGTTTCATCCTTAGTAATAGGCAGCTCTTCGCTGCTTAAAGTAAGTAGGTTCGTCCTCTTCATCCAGGATGGTACGAACGTAACCACCCTGCCTAAATCTCATTAGAGCCAGGGATACGGAGTCAACGTAGTCATCATGCTCTCCGGAGGGGAAAGATGCAACCTCGTCCACGACTTCCTCGGCCCAGTTAGTGTTTGGAATCCAGACTCGGCCGGAGGCAAACAAATCGGCCACGGCATTAAGTCTGGTGATCTTGTCATTGCCGCGGGTTGGGGTGAATTCTTGTACCGGAACCCCCATGCTTCGCAGCTCATAAATCAATGGCGCTCCAGAGGCCTTCTTTTCAATCATCAGACCGTCGGGACTCCACTCTTTATATTGTTCCAACACGCGTTTTTTCAGTTCCGGAAACTCAAGCCGATCGCGAAAGGCATTTAATAAAATCAAATTCGCCTGATAGACGCCATTATTATCCGGATGATCAAAAACTCCCCAGGTTGTGCAGGCCGAATAGTCGGCGCGGTTGTTTTTTTCAAACGCAGTATCCCAGGCTTGGATGATCATGCTCACAGATGGGGGGCTATCTTCCTCCCAAACCTGCCACCACTCCCGTTTTACGATTGCTGAGGACTCAGAAGTTGGGTCTTGTTGGTACTGAGCCTGCCATTTTGGGTTCGGAAGCTCTTCTTTTAGAGCGGAAAGCTCTTTTAGGCTCCAAAATTCAGGCCACAAAGGCTTTCCAGAGGGCAAAATCGCTGGAAATTCAATGACATCCCACTCATCGCCGCCCCTTTGAGCGCTGGCTTTGATAACTTGCCCCGTTAAATCGCGTTTTCCCCAGCGCGTCATCACAATTACGATCGCTCCACCGGGCTGAAGACGCTGCCGCGGCCCAGAGGAGTACCACTCGTAGACCTTATCGTAGACACTTGGGTCTTGGCCGGCTAGGGCTGCTTCTTGTTCCGAGTGAGGGTCGTCGATAATAAGGAGGTCAGCTCCCTTACCAGTGACGGTACCGCCAACGCCAATAGCAAAATACTCACCATTAGCATTAGTAGACCACCGCCCAGCAGCCTTAGAGTCGTGTCGCAGGGATACGTTCGGAAAGACTTTTGCATACATATCTCCATCCACCAGATTTCGAACTTTACGTCCAAATCCCACCGCTAACTCCGCTGTATTGGAGCTTTGAATAATCTTTTTGTGGGGAAACCGCCCTAAGTACCAGGCCGGCAATAAGTAGGAAGCAAACTCAGACTTCGTGTGCCGCGGGGGCATATTAATAATCAGCCTCTTTAGTTTCCCCTCGGCAATTTCTTCAAACTTCTTAGCCATGACCGCGTGATGCCTTCCATGAATAAAGGCCGGCCACATTGACTTTACAAAGGTCATAAACGACTTCTGAGCCTTTTCCCTCATAAGCGCATCCTGATACTCCTGCGCCATGATCAATAGTTCTTCCCTTTCGCCTTCGGGAAGTTGATTGATTAAATCTATTACTTTACTCAATGTCCCGCGCCCTTATGTTCGCAGGTCTAATCGTCCTGGCTCTCCCAGGAATCCCTTTACACAACCCCAACTCTACTAACCTTCTCATCTTCCTCGCCACATTCCCACGACCCTTTTCGCCCGTTAGATACATAACATCATCTATCGAGGGCGCAAATCCATACCTCTTCCAAAACTCATCAATTATCAAAAACACTTCCTTCTGAGCCGGAGTCACTTCTCTAACCTTTCGCCTTCCCAAAAAAATATACCCCCCCACCCACTCTCATTTCAAAACACAAAGGGGGGCTTTCCTATAAATCACCCCTACCCCCACCTTCATAACTTTGTTACTACCCCCACCCCCTTGAAAGTCAAGTTAAGTGTAACACCTGTTACACTGAGGTTGACAGTCAAGTAGTTTCATCGTCCTCTTTCTCCACCAGAACCGCACCCGTTTCTACTGGTAGGTGAGGCTCAGATTCAAGAGGGGATTGAGAGTGTGGAATAGTATGCATAGTGGACTGTGAGACTCCGTGATTGGCCGCGGGGGGTGGCGTCCGGGTGGGGTCCGCGGGCGTCGAATCCGCATCGGCCGGGGGTTCTGCGCGGGCGCTTTTGATCTCGGCCAGCAGATCATCGCCTTCGATTGCCTCGACGTCGATCGCGTCCACCTTCAAAGCGGCCCGGATTGTCTCAAGTAGCCGGCCGCGGATAGATTCCGAATCGCTATTAATATGCTCTATGGTTTTGCGCTCATTAAAAGCTGAGACTTCTGTAACGGTCCCGAGTAAATGAAGCGCCTTCAATTGCTGGGCCGGCTTTACTTCGGGGTCCAAGACCTTTTCCACTAGCTGATCGATTACCAGCGCCCTCAAGGCTGCGGGCGTTGTATATTTCTGTCTCTCAAGCGCCAGCCTCATCGCGTCTATTTGAAGGGACACTTTAGGATTGGCCATTAATCTATGACCCTCTACGCTTTGGACGGCTGGCTTCGCCTTACTGTCGGGATAAGCTGCCCTATACGCTCCCGCCTTTGTGTTTCCCTTTACTATTTCCTCGGCGAATCTTTTTTGCTTTGCCGTAAGCTTTATTCCCGCGGGATTGTTTACCCCGATTAGCAGGGATTCGATCGGGACGGTCTTAAGGCCTTCGGCTATCTCCCGGCGCGTCATTCGTTTCGTCATAGTGTTTTATATGGGTATTTCTTAGAATCGATAGTTTAGACCGATCGTGACGAATTGCAAGCCTTCGCCCTTCGGGCTGGCCGCGGATCTCCCGCGATTGTTTCCCGCTATCAATTCCCCTTGATCGATAGAGATAAAGTGTTGACAATCAAGTCTTGAAAGTCAACGATTGCATCTGTCGATTCGTTTTTATCGATACCGACCGCGCGGATCCGCGGGAATTTCAAAAAGGGGTTTTTAATGAATAACGTAATTTTGGAAATCGAATCTAATCCGCCAGCGCTTGCCGCATACATCCGCTGCTACGGTAAAAAGCGGGCCTACTGGTATCTCCGCAGCCTAGGCGCTTCGCGCTATCAGGCGCTCCGCTCTATTTTCTTTTCGATCTAAGGGGAAATCGTGAAAACAATCATTGTCGAAATTAAGGACGTCTACGGATCGCGGGTCGTGTATCCCGCCTGCGAAGCTTCGAAATCATTCGCCCGGATCGCAGGGACTAAAACGCTAACCCCGGCCAGCCTGCGCGAGATCGAAGCCCTAGGTTACTCGATCGATGTTAAATCGCAGGGGCTGGAATCCTTCGGGCTTTCCGTTCGAAGCTTTGCCAGTCATTAAATACATGAAAGGGAATCGAATCATGCAATACGCGACACTTAAAGAAAAAATCAGCGCTGAAAAAAACGCCCGCGCTAGCCGTTACGCGGAATTTCAAGCTTTAGCGGATCGCGCCCGGGAAGCTGGGCTTCAGGCGGGAATTGAAGCTTCGCCCGTCCCGATGCACGTAATCGACGAATTACGCGGCCAGCTTTGGCGCGTCGACGATGGAGCCTGCGGGTTCGCGTGGGTCAAAGTTAAACCGGCCAATTCAAGCTTTGCCATATGGGCGAAAGCCCGCGGGCTTATGTCCCCAGCTTATGGCGGTGGCGTGGATTACTGGGTTACTGAATTCGGGCAGTCGGTCGCAAGAAAAGAAGCTTTCGCGAACGCATATGCGGCCGTACTGCGGGAAGCTGGAATCAACGCCTACGCGGGATCCCGTCTCGATTAATCAATTCCCCGGGGGATTTCCCCGGGGTTTTTTCAAGGGGTTACACCATGCAAAAAACGTTCGATTTTATTTCCGATCCCGGTCATGGCTGGGTCAAAGTACCGAAGGCGATTCTTTCGGATCTAATGATCGCGGAGAAAATAAGCCGGTACTCATATCAGCGGGACGCCTTCGCGTATCTCGAAGAAGACTGCGACCTAGCGCTTTTTTTTAACGCGTACCGGGACCGATTTGGGACCGATCCGAAGATCCGCGAACGTGTCGCGCGGGAAAGGCGGTCGCGGGTCCGCGGATATGACACTTATTCGGGGGTGCAATGATGGACGATCAGAAAATCCTAGACTTAGGGCTGTCGCTTGCCGCGTCTACCGACTGGGACGGCAAGGATATCTTTTTAATTTGTCTTGCCGCGCTCGAAGACTCGAATTTTCACAAGGTCTCGCGGGCTTTAATCGATGCATGGGAATCCGTGGAGGGCAAGATATGAAAGCGCTATTCGTCGAGAGATCCGCGAACGTTAAAACCGGCCCGATCCCGGTAACGTATACGCAGCGGGAAAGCTGCCCGCCTTCCTGCCCTCATTACGGGCTGGATTGCTACGCCGAGGCATTCCATACCCGGCTGGCGTGGAATCGCGCAGCGGCCGGGCTGGAATGGTCGAAGCTTTGTGAACGTGTCGCAGCTTTACCGGCCGGCCAGCTTTGGCGTCATAACGTGGCCGGGGATCTCCCCGGAGACGGGGAAGCGGTCGATCCGGTCGCGCTTGGCCACCTAGTCGCGGCCAATACCGGCCGCAGGGGTTACACGTACACGCACAAAAAAAGCCCGCAGGCGGTCGGCTGGATTCGACACGCGAACGCGTGGGGCTTTACGGTCAATTTGTCCGCGGATGATGCGGGCGAAGCTGATCAGTTGGCCGAATTAAAAGCCGGGCCGGTCGTGGCGATAGTGCCCGCGGATACCCCGGAAAAAACGTACACGCCCGCCGGCCGGCCGATTGTGATATGCCCCGCGCAGTCCCGGGACGGGGTAACGTGCGAATCGTGCAAGCTTTGCGCGGTCGCTGATCGGTCCGTGATTGTCGGATTCCGCGCCCATGGATTCCGGGAAAAAATAACCGAAGCCCGCGCCCGTCGAGTGATCCCGATCGCCCGAGCATAGTTTCCGGGCTTGTATCCCTTTGGCCACGGCTGAGGGGATACCGGCCCGGGGATTGTCTCGGGGATCATTAAGGGGAACTTATGCGGAAATCTAGACCGGTTTTTATTTATAAGCCCTCGGCCACGGCTGCGCAGCTACCGCATCTCGCGGGCCTGCCCTACGGGCTGCGGATTCGCCTGCGCACTCCGTGGGCGCCTTGGGTATACGCGGAGACGCTAACGGGAAAGCTGATCGGGTTAGTCCCGGCCAGATGTATCGATCGGTCCTGATCGTGGGGTCGGATATCGATCCGCGGCCGGCTGGGTCAGATCCGGACCCGGTCGCGCTTCGCGTTGCGGTCGCGGTCGCGCTGGCGGTCGCACTCGTCGCTACCCTCGTGCTGGTAGGTGAGGGCTGGTGGGTGAGTCCGAATGGGTGAGGCCTGAGAAGGTGAGGCTGGTTGGTGAGGCTTGACAAACAATATTGACTTTCAATATCCTTTCAATTGCTAGGAGGTTTTAAAAATGGATAACCCAGTTTTTTATGCACTTGAGGCAGACGATCTTCCGTCTTGTCCGCGTGATGGCGTTCGCATTTTTACTGCGCCGTTAGTGGGTGAGGGTGAGAGCGGTGTTTGCCCGCGTTGTCAAAAAACTTTTTTCTTTTACGTCGAAGGAGAGCAAGCATGAAAACAAGAGAGCAGATGGTCAAGGAATTGACCGAATTAGAGTTGCGCTTTTTGTTAGATAACCCTGATCAGCTACATCAGGTAACCATGTTTTTTGCTGGTGGTGGATACGATCAATTTTCAGATAAAGGGCTGCAACAAGCTTGGGATCTGAAAGTAAGGGAGGCGGCATGAAAGTTACCCTCACTCCCACGATCAGCGTGGATCTTCCCGTGAAATCAAACGAGTTGATTATCGAAGGTCGGGCCACGCAGATTGCAGAAAAAAAGCTTGTCGGCCGGCGCATCAAAGAGGTCAGATACATGACCAAAGACGAAGCGGATGAGATGTATTGGTCGAAGCGCCCGCTGGTGATTGTGTTCGATAACGGCAGCTATATGTTTGCTTCAGCTGATGATGAGGGCAACAACGGTGGCGCGTTATTCATGGATCAAGACGAATTATTTCCCACACTTTAAGGAGAGAAAGCATGGGATTCTTTTCAAAGACTTGCGCGAAATCACACCACCCCGTGATCCATCATGGCTACGGGAACGATTGGCATAAGAAGTACCCGCAGCTATTTGACATCGTGGTCCTGTATCCGGATGGCCGAAAGCTTGAGGGCGTCTACGATGGATACGGCCGCGTCGATGGGCAAGACATCTGCCCTAATGGATACGACCATGATCTGTGGGAGAAGCTTAAGTTTGTTCTCAAGTCTCACTACAACGGGGAGACCTACGATCAGGTCGGAAAGTCGCACGATGAGTTGGCGCAAGGGCATTTCATGTCCGAAGACTTTGCCCTGTACTGCGTGATGCGTAAGCCGCAGGGGTTTAAGACCTATGCGGAATACAAAAAAGCATTTAAGAAATACGCGGGATGGCTATAGTGCGCACCCTACTCACCGGCCCGGACATGATCATTGCGTTGACCATTGCGCAGATGGCACTTGAGAACCGGGATATGTACGGGGTGGTCTTGGATTCTATGGAGATCACCGAAGACGAATTGAGCCGCATCTATGAAGCGGTGAGTTCTTTCTTGGAGGTAAAGACCGGACACGCATAGCCAGCACTTCCCCATAGCCCGTTCGATGAGCGGGCTATGTGGTCAATGTTGACCTGCCAAAATCAAGGAGAAAATCATGGCAAAAGCTTCAACCACCTCTACAGGTGAGATCGTTATCTATGAGCAAACCCGCGGCAAGATGGAGTTCTGCGTCTTGGGAACCACCCCGCTGATCCACAATCGCATGAGCCAAAAAGCCCTGCAAGAGTTGCTATTCCCAAAGGGTAAGAAGAACGCAGCTGAGAAGGCGATTAGCCTGAAGCACAACCCGCTGCAAGAGTTTCGCGATTCGCCTTACATCATCAAGGAGGAAGATGCTAATACTCTGATCTCCCTGCTGCCCAGCGCATTTAAGGGAACGATGATGACCGCGGCACTCGATATGCCCGGGGTAGCCCGTACGCAGATCAAGAAGCATATCTATGTGGAAGGTCAGGCGATCGAGATCTACGGTATCCCGCAAGTTCTCATGGCCACTACCCGATCGGCCGATATCAATCGCACACCGGACGTTCGCACCCGGGCAGTCATGCCTGAGTGGGCCTGCCGTCTGACGATTGAGTTCACAAAGCCTCTGCTCAAAGAGCAATCGGTCGCTAACCTGTTGGCCTCTGGCGGGATGGTGTCTGGTGTGGGTGATTGGCGTCAGGAAAAAGGTTCCGGAAACTATGGTTGCTTCAAGTTGGTGAGTGAGGACGACAAAGATTTCCAGCGGATCATCAAGACCATGGGACGCAAGGCGCAAGTCAATGCTATGGCCGAGCCTGAGTGTTTCGATGCAGAGACCGAAGAGTTGTTGTCCTGGTTTGATGCTGAGACCAAGCGCCGCGGATTTAAGGTGGCAGCATGAGTACCGCAATCATCAAAGACAGAGAATTAGTTGCTGAAAAGCTTGCGGAGATTGCTGATCTAAATGGCGGTCGGCTTACTCCTGACCTAGTATTAGACGCAGCGAAAGATCCTAACTCAATCCTGCATGGATTGTTTGAGTGGGATGATAGCTTGGCTGCGCATCAGCATCGACTGTTCCAAGCCCGTCAAATCATCACATCCGTTCGGGTGGTGATCACTACGGAAAACCGAAAGATCTCCACGGTTTACTACGTGCGAGACCCGGAGGCTGCTTCGATGGAGCAGGGCTATGTATCGATCGATAAACTCAAGACCAGTTCTGATTTAGCAAGGGAGTCGATCGTCATGGAGTTTGCTCGGGCTGAATCACACTTGCAAAGGGCCAAGCTACACGCTGAAGCTCTTGGCATGAACGGCCAGATCGATGATCTTCTGGAAGATTTAGGTCGAGTAAAAGAAGCGGTAAAGATGTAACTTGGTGGGGGACTTCGGTCCCCCCGCACGGCAGTCGGGGATTGGATACGTTAGGACTGGTCTCACAGAGTTTGGTTGGGCAGGGCAGTCTTGGTGGTGTTTGGATAGGTTAGATACGGTAACAAGCGGAAAGATTTGGCAGTCAAGGCGCGGTTTGTCAGCTTATGAAGTGGCTTGTTTTGGTCTCGTATGGTGGGGCAGTCTAGGTATGTCGAGGTTACACAGCGACAGGTCAGGCGAGATTTGGTGGAGCATGGCAGTCATGGTTGCGTAGCGAGTTATTTGGTTGGGTCCAGCGAGATATGGTTTGGCAGTCGTGGATAGGTCGGGACATCTAGCGCATGGCGCGGTAGTGAGTGGTTTGGTTGGGCAGTCTAGGTGCAGTTCGGCAGGGCGTAGTTTTGCGTAATCAGGCTGGGACTAGTCAGGTTGGGTTTGGTAAGGCAGTTCAGGCTGGGTGGTGTGCGATCCGGCGCGGTATGACAAGGTGGGGCAAGGAACGGTGTGGTTGGGCAGTCGTGGATGGGTCGCACCTGGACAGGTGGGGCGCGGTCAGGTCGGGTTCGGTCGGGCAGTCGTGGCGGGGTTCGGTCGGATTCGGAATGGTATGGCAGTCAAGGCACGGTGATTTAGAGTTTGGTTCGGTTCGGTGAGGTAAGGCAGTTAAGGATAAAGGAGTAACAAATTGAATTTGAAAGATGCAGGCGGGCGAGTCCCGATTCAAACGGGTGATCCCAATATGCCGTACAGACTGGTGGACTTTCCCTCGCGGGAAGACTTCGATAAGCTGCTTAAGAAGGTGGCACCAGACAATCGGGAAAAGTATTGGGCTATCTTGAAGAAGCGGGCAGAAGGCGGCACCCTCTCCGAGGCAGGCAATCTTTACGGCCTGTCCAAGGAAAGGGTCCGTCAGATGGAGGCTAAGTTCATCAGGCTACTGAGACTGAGCTTTAATGATTAATGATTTAAGGGATTGGCTGGCTTTGAAGTCACCAACGCGCTGATGAAAATCGTTGAAATCCTCCCCAGTTGTGGGGGAGATCCAGTAAGGCTTGCCTGTTTCAAGCGCGGCCTTTTCTCCCGTTCCGCTTGCATCGTTGTCAGCGACGATTATCCCGCCGGGGATGCTCCGAGATATCTCCTGTATGTTTCCTGCGCTAAAGCACACATGGATCTGATAGCGGATATTTACGAGCTTCATTACGGCTCTGATACTGAGGCCCGTGGCGTACCCCTCGCAGAAGATCGGCAGTCCTTTTGCGTCCATGGTGAAGGATGCGCCTTTGGAACGCTGTCCCTTCAGGAACTTCTTACCCCCCTCTTCATCGATGAGTTGAGCGCCAACCAGCACGTTGTTGATCCGCATCGGCACAACTAACAGGCGCTTGCCGTCGTCATCTGTCCAGACCTTGGTCGGCTCCTCCGGGAATCCCTTCTTGTCCATGTATGGATGCGGGGCGTTAAATGAGTTATGCAAGATCCAGCCAGCCCGAGCCGCGGCTTTCTTGGCCATGTCTTCCCGCTCTTTGTCAGAGTTACGCACGGCTTGGTAGATAGACGGTGAGAGCCTTTGTGGACGGTCAGATTTCCACAGCACAGCCTTCTGCATGGTTGCCCAGTTCTGAACCCAGCCGTGGTCTCCCATGTACTTATAGCGTCCGTTCCTTTTCCTTGGGTGATCTTCGGTTGGCGTGGCGATCCATTTGCCTGGAATGACGCCGTTGATAATCAGCCCGTGGCTGCGGGCAAAGTCTTCAAACCTCATTGATCCCCCCGATCCCATGAGCCTTTTCTATGGCCCTTGCAAATTGTTCCCAGTTCTTGCACCCAATGTCCCCACCCAGGTCTGCGTAGTTCACCCCGATGTCCTGGATCTGATGATCTGTCAAAGGCAAGTAAACGGTCGGCAGACTGCATGGCTTGGTGTCTGAATGAATTACGCCGAGGATTGTGGAATCCCCACATGAGCAAGCACCACGCAGCTGACGGAACTGTTCCATCTGCCAAGCTAGCCGCTCGACTCTGTCTAACAGATCGCTCATGGCGTCACCCGCTTGGACCAAACGATGTTCTTGTGCCTGATCCAGCTCCTGGTCTTGTTGCTTGGGAGGATTGGAACCTCCATCAGATTCTTCGGCCAGACGCCAAACTTCTCCCGATACTTGTGACTAACCCATCCTGATTTGTAGTTCCTCTCGTTCGCTATGTAGATCAGCTCGGAGTAGAACTTTTGTTTTTCATCCCTGATTGCCCGCCCGTTTTGAACCAGCTCTTGCAGCTCTCCCGCCACAGCTTCAACGTGGTTACGCTTCTGTCTCACATGACCACATGATGGGCAGATGTCTGCATTGCGTGGCCATAGATGCCCGCAGTTTGAACACTTGGATTCTTTCTTGGTCTTCTCGGTCGGCTCCCGCTTTGCCTTCTCGATCTTCTCGTCCAGCTTCTGAATGCCCTCTTCGTACACCTCGTCCCAATCATCCCGGAATCGGAGGTAATTACCTGAGTGATCTAGCCATACCGCAAACTCTTTCTCTGGGTGGCCACGCATTACCCGTCCCATCTGCTGAACGTGGGATGCCAGGCTCTTTGAGAACGGCCGGGCCGACACGCCAATCATCACATCCGGGACATCGAATCCCCTGGTCAAGATGTCCGTAGCTATCAGGCCGTGGATCTCTGTGTCTGGCTTGGCAAAGTCCTCGATGGCTGCTCTTTTGAATTCATCGTTATCTTTGTAGCTAATCGACACAAAGTTAAATCCCTCCCGGGCAAACTGCTCTACAAGATCCGCGCCATGGGCTACGCCTGCACAGAACACGATCGTCTTGCGTGGTCGGCCAAAGATCTCATGCGTCTTGCGAATCCACTCTTGAACGATGTCTCCGGTCAGCTTGATACCGCGCTCGGTCACCACATCGGGGGACCACTCGCCGGCCACCTTCTTGGCCCCGGTCATGTCAATCTCTTTAGCGATGTACACGCGCAACGGGGTGAGATATTTGTTTCTCACCAGCCAGTCGGTCGTGGCTCCGTTGACCACATTGGTGTAGATCGATCCAAGTCCCTTGGTAAATGGCGTAGCTGTAAGACCTACGATCTTGACCTCCGGATTATTCTTGATGAACTCGGTGGTTTGTTTCCTGGTGATATGGCACTCATCGACAATCACCATGTCCACCTCTGGAAATGTATCCCTGCGCTCCATGGTCTGGGCTGATGTAACCTGTAACCGCTTATGCCGATCGTATTTCCAATGGCCTGATTGGAATACGCCATGGTCAAGCTTGTACTTGGTCAGTCGGTTGCTGGTCTGATCTACCAGGACCAGGCGATCTAGGATAATCGCTGCACTGTTGTACTTATCCGCGGTGGCCTTCATCAGATAGATTGCCACCTCTGTCTTACCAAACCCTGTTGGTGCATATAAAAGCTGCGCCCGATGGCCCTGACGGAAGCCCTCACGCAGCTTGTCGATCACCTGCATCTGGTGATCCCAAAGCTGTAAATCCATTTTCTCTCCTTAACCGCTGCGATTCCCCCGCAGCTAGGGCTATGACTTAGCCAACTCCTTTTGACTTATCGAGTCATGCATCAGTATTGCTGTAATTTTTAACTCATTAGACATGAACATCGCCACATCTAAATTCCCATCATTCATCGCCTTTTCGATGTTTCTCAATGTCATCTTGGCGCGAATCAAAAACTCTGAATAATCTTTTGCAAACTCAATCCGCTTCATTCAATTCCCGCTTTCTTTAACTTGGATTGTAGTGTTTTAACGGTCTTCAATAATTCCGCATTACGATTCTGGAACATATCCCGACTATCCCTAAGTGCCTTGTTGTCCAGCTCCAGCACCTTGATCTGGCTGCGTAAATCCTTGATCAGCTCCTCGGCATCGATCTTCTCAATCTCCGAGGCGTCCCATTGACCGATCGCCATCTTGTCTTTCAATAGGGTATTTTCTTCCTCAAGTTCCCGGATGGTGTCGGCTAATTCTCTGAGCCTGTCATCCTCTTCCAACTTTTCGGCCTCTATTAACTTTCTATCTAGGGTTGGTTCTTCTTGGTTCTTAGAGAATTTTTTACCAAGATTCTTAGTATTGATCGTGGATTCGTTGCCGTGCTTGTCAATATATTTCTTGGTGGTAGGTGCCTCTTCTGCGCCCTTCTCTGCCTCCAGCTGCGCCTTGATACGGCCCACCGTCATCTTGGATACGCCAATGTGCTTGGCGATCTGGGCGTTAGTCCATTGGCTCCACTCTTGATCTTCCAACATCCGCTTGATAACGCTGCGTCGATCTTCGAAGTTCATTGATAGGCCGCGGCGACCGTTGGCTCCGAACGAATAGAGCAACGCATCTCTTTGGGTGCCTTCTTTGACGTCTGCCTCGATGCTGACCATGCCATTGGCTTTGGTCGCAAAGTATCTGTGGAATCCGTCAGCCAACCAATATTCGCTGCCGTCATAGAACACTGTGATCGGGGGGAACTGATCCCCATCCTTCATATGTTCCGCATATTCTGTGACTACGGCCTGATCAAGAGCGACACGGGCCTGTGTCCCGCCATCGATACGGATGACGAGAAGATTTAACTTCTTCATTTTCTCTCCTTAGTCCTTCAGTTTATAAAACTTTTGATTGCCTACCTTGATTACGTCTGCTAATTGTTTTTCGTGTAAATACCTTAAAGCGCTAGACACTGCACTGTCGCTAACTATAAACCTTTTTGCTAGAGTCTTGGCAAGTACTGGTGTCTTATGGTCCTTCAAATATATTAAAACTTTTTCTTGTAAGTTTGTAAGTATTGCTGGCATTTAGTCCCCACAAAAGCAAGCAACAGATTCATCACCAAACAAGCTTCCCTGGTTGGCATGAAACTTTGCCATCTCTTTATACGACGGTCTGTCTGGTCTGAAGGTGGCACCAATCTTTTCTTCCATCTTCGCCCACCAAACCGCCCTCTCAGGCTTCTCTGAAATTAAACCTCCGATAATTCCAGCGCCCTTTAAAAAACACAAATCACAATTTGAAGCTCCTGATACCTTTGGAAGTTTCAGGTCAAACTCATTCTTGTTCCAGAAATCCCAAACAATTTTCTCGGTTATTCCATCATCAGCTAATGGGCAAAACTTATCCCCCTGAGTACGGATCTTTGCAACCCGCCTAGGCTCATCGGCTCTGACTCCCACGAAAGTAATGTACTCATCTAATCCAATCGATTTTAAATACCGATCGATAGCCAGCACCTTTAGCTCCTGAGTGCAGAACCTCGCCACCATGTTTGGTAGGTAGTTCTTCTTTTCAATAAGCATCTCAAATGGTTCTCCATTCCGAGAAGCTGTGTCGTATGTGACCACCTCAAATCTTGGTTTGTCTGACCGATATTCCAGCCACACAATGTGTGCATTCCACTTTGTTTCACACTCATGCACGAAGTCTAGGGTTGCTTGCTCTTCCTTGCCAGTGTTAGCGAAACAAACTATTGCGTCCTCTGGTAGTCCGTCATTAGATTGCATAACCCTGTGCAGCATGTATGCCGACGTTCTTCCTCCCGAGAACGATATCACCGTGGGTTCGGTGATCCTGTATGGGTCTCTCATCAGATGATTCTTTCTCCAGTCATGTAATACATTCAGACTACTCTATCCCCAAGGGGTGGAAGCCGAAGCTTTTGCCCTGCCCGGAGGGCCACTCAAGGGGCCAACCCAGCAAACCCAGGGGGCAGCGATTCATTCACCAGGAGTCTTGTCCCACCACTTCCCTCCTGGCTACTCCAGTCCCTCGCTGACAGGCTGGAACCTAAACGGGGGGTGTAACCGCTAGGTGTCTTTTTGAGGATCTGCCGATTCAAGCAATTACTACGCGCCTCGGGCGGTCAGAGAAAAGAAAAAGCCCCATTACGGCTGGGTTCCAGGTTCCGACGGAAGTGAGCTGCAAGGAAGCTCTCGACAACCGAAACCCATGCGTAATAGGGCTGGTCCTTGCTGTATCACCCTTCCGAGGTGGCCTGATCTTTTTCTCAGACAAGGTGAAGACTATCACAGTCCAATAAAGTTCCGCAAGGGGTGGAGGGGGGTGTGTACAACAACCGAACTCACGTTGCCGCAAATCCTGTTGTTACCCCCTCCGATTCCATCCTACACCCGGCCGGCCATAAAAAAACCCCCGGGTGTCTAGGCCGGGGGTTACCACTGAAGGTGCCATGAATGGACCACTGCTAGGAGGTTTCATGGTGACCGCGAGGAGAGTCGCAATCTAGGCGGGTTATACACCCTGCCTAGTTAACTGTCAACAAAATAGGGGCGCCCTCCTGGTCGATCTTCCAAGTCCTGTCCCCGGCCTTCAGGTAAATATCCGGGATGCAGGTGCAGTCCCGCTTATCAAAGACCCCGCAGTCATCGTCATGGCCGACCTCGACCTGCACCACCTCCCCGGCGGTGCTTTGGTATTTCTGTAGCTCAGCCACACCCTTGGCCAGCCTATCCTGATAGTTCATTCTCCCCTCCCATCGTAATCAAAAGTCTCAGTATCTCCCAGGCGCCACTTGGCAAACTGCTCGACCCGGTATTTCTTGGTAGCCACCCTGAAGTCCGGCTTCTTCATAACATCTGGATTAAAGGCTGGGTCAAAGAACCGGCAGCGGTTATTCGGCTGGAGGGCAAACTGGCCATTGTCCAGCTTCAAAAGGTTGTAGCTCTTATGCTCATCAATGGTCTCAGACAGGGTGAAGTCTGGAATCCTGGGATCTGGATTACAGGTATCCAGGGTAAACATGTACTCACCCTCATGGGTCTGACGGTCCTTGCCAAAGAACTCAGCCCGTAGCCCCTTAAGGAGCGGCTTCTCCACGACGGTAACGTAGTAGCTCAGGGCATCCCAGATCTGTAGGACGTCGAGCGGCAGCTCATCATGGATCGGTGCCCAGCAAAAGGCGTGGATCGGCAGCTTGTCGTATAAAGCGCCAGACTCAGGAAGGTAGGTCTCAAACCTAAAAGCCTCGCCGCGGATAGCCTTGACGCTAACCCATATTCCTTTGACCAGAGGAGTATCGAATGGACAAGTAAAGTCGTACAGATACTCAGGCCGAACCCAGACTTTGACCGGGGGCAGCGGGCATACAAAGTTCATTTCACCTCCAAGTGTTCGTTATCAAATAGCCACCCAACAGTCTTTCGATGGGCCATCTCCCAAATATCAACCCGGTCTTCTTTGCTCATCTTGGACCCTTGGTCTAGGTCGAAATGGCAGCGATAACACAGAGCTGCAATCCGATAGTCATGCGCCTTGATCGAGCGGCCCTTCCCATCCCGCAGCTGATTGGAATGGGCGGCCACAATGGTCCCGTCGCTAGCGCCACAAAGCTGACATGGAGACTCCCGGACTATCTCCAAGAGCTTCTTGTTTCGGTAATTCATTGATCATTCCCCTGACTTCGGACAGTGTCTGGCGGGCTTTGTATAAAGCCTCCAGGCTTGCGACTCGATCATCTTCAAGCATCTGCAACATCTGCGCTGCCTTGATCATCTCAATCCGCTCGTCTTCAAACTTCATGTGTTTGGCATTGGCCTTAAGCCACGCCGCTAATCTATGTGGCTCATTCATGCTTAGCCCCCCACCATAACAAAATTGTTATGTAAGCCATCATGGCTATGTAAAACTTAGCCGGGCCCAAGCTGCTCCACTCCACCACTAGCACTGTTAAGTTCATTTATCTCCTCCATCTGTTCTTGGGTTAGAACATCTCCATCACAACACTCTGAGACTACATGCCAATTCTCATGGCTAGACACAGCGCCCCAGTATTCAGTACGCCCATACCCAAAGTCCCGCTTGACCTCTCGGCAGGGCTTTCTGCATTCGCTACAGATTCCGTCCATCACCGCACCTTCTTGTTTTGTTCGCCCACCCACAGACCAGCACATGTCATCTCCAGCTCGTCTGATGGGGGATTGGTTTTCAATGCCGCTTTCATGCCGGCCTTGTAGCCATCGTCCCAAATGTCCTTAGAGGTTGGGCGGGTGGCGATTAGGATGCCAAGTATGGCGGCTAAGAAAGCTCCGATGATGTAGTTCATAGTCCTGTTAACCTTCCTTCAAATGTGTATGTTCCAGTGTGATTCAACATTACCCAAGGGGCTAGATATACCTTGCCACCGTGCTGCCGCCACAACTTGCAAAATGAGTTGTCCTCTGAGTACAGCTTGGTGTTTTCTACCAATAACCTAAAAAAGTTTTTGATTGGGCGGTCCTTGTGGTCTGGGTGCCAATACTCATCAACCAAAGGGGCTAACTCCTCAAATACCCGGCGCTTGATCAGCATGAACCCGGTGGCTACGGTCTCCACCTCCAAGGGGTTCTCAAACTTATGCTCTCCCTCTGTACCGGGGATGATGGCAAAGGTCGGGCGGCCAGTGTGATATTTCAACTGATCCACTGGGATGCCTGCTTTGACCGCCTTCTGAACCTCCTCCCAATCAATCATCTTCTTGGGATAGTTACCCGCGATCAGATCCTTGTTCTCCTCGATCAGGCTGAATACATGCTCAGGCTTAAAAGATACGTCCGCATCAATGAACATCAGATGGGTGAAGTCCGTCTCAGCCAGGAAGTAATGGGCCAGTAGGTTACGGGCATTCACAATCAGGGCATCGTTGTTGACCACCCGGATCTTAAGCGGCACGTTGTAATTCCGGCAGGCCACAGACAGATCGGACAGAGCCAAGGCGTATGGTGAGTAACACATCCCGCCATACATCGGTGTAGCTACAAACAGTTTGGTACCTTTCATCTTTTCCTCACAATGGTTTGCGCTCCCCAGCCGACTAGCTGGGCTTCCTCTGCGAAGATGTTGACAAAAGCATCAATGGCCATCTTGGGGCGATGCAGAATATCCCGGGAGTCACCCCAGATATAGTCATCAAAGACCATCAGACCACCTTGACGCAGCAGCGGCCACGCCATACAAGCATCGGTCAGAACATCCTTCGCCACATGAGAGCCGTCGATGTAGATGAAATCCATCTCCGGAGCGCCTGTAATAATGGTGGCAAGCGCCCGGTAAGACTCATCTTTTAACTTGTAAATTTTTTGCTCACCGCGCTTGGCCTTTTTTACGTTGGCCTCAAACCTAGTCTCAACCTGCTCAAAGTCTATACCCTGGTGATCCTCGCCGCCGGCCCATGTATCCACACAGTACAAGATCCCATCATCGGTCAACATGTTCTCAATGATCCACACAGCTGACTGACCCTCATACGATCCAATCTCCAGGACTCTGCCAGCCTTGGGAAACTGGGACCAGCCGTGAGCGGTACGCTTGAACCAGTCATTGGTGAACTCGTAGCTCATCGCGTTTCTTTCCGTTGGAACTCTTCAATCGGGTAAACACGGCGATTGTTGGTGTCTAGGAACAGGATGTGAACCATCCCATCAATGATCGTCCAGCACCCCTTCTCGTATGGAGATGACGGTGACCAGGTGTATGCCTCCCTAAGCTCGGAGTGATTCTGGCCCTTGACAATACATGGCCGAGTAGTAATCGTGATCTCTCCGCCACCTTTATTTGGCACCACGAATACTTGACTCATCGCCATAGACGGGGCCATCAATAACGCAATCAGTAGCTTTCTCATATCTTCCTCTGGCAGTTATAAGCTTGGCTGTGAACCCGGAACGTCCCGGAGTACTTGCAGTCTTCCATGATGTCCTCCTGTTTGTAAACAATTCCAAGCAAGATTCCCAACAAAAACGCCACAACTATTCCAAAAGACTCTGCCCAAGCTGCCCTGACCCACTGCTTAATCTTTCTCCATTCGATTAATGGATGTCCGTTCATTTGATTGCAAGCTCCTTTATTTGATCTGACAAGAGCGCACCCACATCCCGACCGTTTACCGCCACCATCTGAGCTTCCTTGCATTCGTAAACGATCTGAGCCGCATCCTTGATTGCGTTGTTGTATCCAGATTTGTATTGGTCATTACCATTCAGGATGATGTTGATGGCATCCCGCACGAGCGCCGCGGCTTTACGGCTTTTGGCCAGCTGCTTAAGCTGATCATGCTGTTCGATCGGTATATAAACCGAATACGGAACTAGTTTTTTGCCTTCCATTTTTTGTAATCCTCATTAACCTTCTTCAGCCTAAGTCGGGCTTCTTGATTGGTCTTTAATTCCGACCGGGACTGGACGCCGAGATACTCACGTACCCAGTTCGTAGCTTCTTCTTCATTGGCATCAAAGATCTGACTATCGTCGTGCAGGTATTCCCAGAACTCTTTCTCCCGGCACAGAACTCCAGCTAACCGTATGGCCCGATCTCCTTCAAACTCTTGATCGCGTTCCATGGGCTGATGGTCCTGATTCAATCGAACCATGACCACCTGATAGTGCGAACCCACAAAGTCTCGGAGAAGTTCATTAGGGATGTCATCCGGGTGGATGCACAGGGTTAGCACGAACCCTGTTTTGTCCTGCTTCAGAGCGACCTTGATTGCCTCAAATTGAAGCGTAGGTATCTCAGAAAGGGACATCTTCGTCATCCTCCTGGTCTAGCGCTTGTTGCTTGGGCGCCGGTTCAGCTTTCTTCTGAGGAATGAACGGCTCGGAAAAGGTAATGAAGGTGTAATCCCGGCCGGTATTGGTAGTCCGATTCCATGCAGCTACAGCTATTTTGACTGGATCTTCTCCCTTGGAGATCAGATCCAATAAAAGGCGCTTATCAATCACCGCATCGCCACGCATATCTGGATGCTTGTCATCGGTCTTCTTGTCGTTCTTCCAAAGAGACCCGGTGTTTGGTTTGGGTACAAAGGTCATGCTGCCTCCTTAAATTTGGCACGGGCCGTAGAAAACTTATCCATCAGATCTTTAAAGAACACAGCGTCCTGAGCCTTTACCTCTTCGAATAGCTGCTTGTTTTTCTTGTAGATGGACATGACATCTTCTTCGCTATTGGCAAAGTCTAGAAGCTTGTTTGCCGCTTCTTCGACCAGCTCCATCCAATCAGCATCGCCCGGGGTTCCTGTCACAACCATCTGCC